TTTTAATAGTCTTTATGGTATGATCAAATCCACTAAACCCACCAATAGATACCTGATGATCATGTATTTGTTTTAATGCATCTCTGAAACGCTTTATACCGCTAGTTCCGGTGCTTATAGAAGCAAAATGTTCGCCAGTGTCTGGTGCATGTACTTGAATGTGTGTTCTTCCTTGTGCAACATCATATCCTAAAGTTTTAGCCAATTTTACTATTTCGTGACCGGCGCCACTATCGGTATGATTAACACCGTATAAGTATTTGCCTTCTAGTAGTAAGTCTTCGTTTAAAAATTGGATAAAGGTTAGCATAAAATATGTATCAAAACGCTTGACTGCCACATATGCCCTGTTATAATACTCTCATGCAACTTTCCCACGCGGAAGAATATCTTCAGTTGGCTTATCCGCTGTGCCTTACTATTCCAAGGCAGAAGAAGCATGTTTCGCTTATTGTTTGCAAGAAGCGAATTATTGCGGTTGGTATGAACTGTTTCAAAACACATCCAATGGCTAAAGATCTTGGCTATCAGTTTGAAGAAATGCATTCCGAACTGGATGCCTTTCGTAAGTTGGATAGGTCTGACAAAGCCAAGAAGTTGCATTTGATTAATGTGCGCTTTAACAAGTTTGGGCAGATGCGAATGTCCAAGCCGTGTGAAAAATGTTTACCGTGGTGTGTTGAAATGTTCAACACAATCCACTATACTACTGATCAAGGTATTCAGCGTCTTGAATACTAATTTCATTACTTAAAAGGAGTAATTATGTTTTATCGTGATATGAACTACAATCAATACTTCGTTGCCGGCGCTGTTCTTACTGTTGTTTTCTTTAACAGTGCAAAGATCCAGTGCAACGATTGGGTTGCAGCAGCGGGTGTTGCTGGTGCTGTTTTCTTTGGTTTTGGTGTATTTGGTCTTCTTCGTACTCTGAACAACACAAAGGATGACCTTCGTCATACCACACAGTACGCAGCCGAAGACGAAATGCGTCGTGATCTAGCGGATCGCATCGCAAATGTTGAGCGTGAAGTCAGTCAGTGCAAGACTTCTTGCTGCAAGAAGGATTAAACAATTGCCCGAAAGGGCAATCACGGCGCAGTAGCCCAATGGCAGAGGCAATCGACTTAAAATCGATCAAGTGTGGGTTCGAGTCCCACCCGCGCTATTTCAGGAGAAATCATGTTCAGACTTCATATTGACATTCCCCTTGCAATGACTGAGGAACAAGCAGCCGAAGCAACCAAGAAGATTATTGATCTTCTTCAGAAGGAAAAGATGTTGACTTTTGGTGTAGAACAGGTAAACTATCGCTTGGGACATGACGAGGATCGACAGAAGAGCAACTATCTTCTGAAGAATGAAAACGGTCATGTCTCAAACAAGAAGTCTCACATCTACTGGATGTGAACCCACGGGATGTGGGGGTCTAGGAGGCCCAGCCTTGCTTATAACGAGGTGGCAGTAGGTTCGAATCCTATACATCCTACTTATGGAATCGCGTAACATTATTGATCACTACCACTACTGGACTACAGATGCTATTAAAGCAGATCTTGATACTAAGCGTGGCAATTATTCAGTTGTCTGCTGTAATATTGGCAATGATTTTAATATTGCGACCGTCATTCGTAACGCTAATGCGTTTCTTGCGAAGGAAGTAATCATTTATGGCAACAAAAAGTATGATAGGCGCGGCACTGTCGGTACTCATCACTATACCAATTTTCGTCATGTTCGGTCTATTGATGATCTGGGAGAATATATTCGGGAAGAACAAAGCCGAGGATCTGTTCGAATAATTGGAATTGATAATGTTCCTGAAGCAAGGAATGTTAATTCATTTCACTTTGATCCAATCACACATTACATTATGATCTTTGGTCAAGAACAAATTGGTATTCCCCAAGATGTTCTTAAGATGTGTGATGATATCGTGTATATTCCACAATATGGATCAGTTCGTAGTATTAATGTTGGCTGTGCAAGTTCGATCATTATGAATCAATATTGTGATAAGGTTTCTAATTATGATTACAGATCGTTTTAAATCTCGTTACGGACAACTACGCACAATCACAGAACAAGGTGATGGTTCATTCATCGTAGAAGGTGAATCTCTATATCATCGTTGTGGTGCTACAGAAGATGGAGCAGATCTTTGGATGGTTGACTTCGAAGGTGGCCCATTTATTTGTGTTGGTGATCCTCTGCTTGGTCATAAGAACTATGGGGTAATTAAGAAAATTCAAATACTAGAAGATGATCGTAATGATTATTTTAAAGTCAAAGTGTTTTGTGACTAAATAATTACATGGCAGATCCATTTTCAGACAATATCGATCCATCGCAACTAGAGGGTGACTTTGGTTTTAGTACAGTTAATGAAGATGAACTGAGCGGACTTATTACACCAGCAGTTGGCGATAGCGAAGAAATCAACGCAATCAAAGCCAAACTTGATATGATTCTTGAGTTGAACTCTACTTGCGAAGGTGCAATTGCAGTTAAGAATCAATACGATGAATTACTAAAGGCAAGAATGTCTGAGATTGAAAAAGTAATTCTACCACTTCTTGCTAGTCTAAAGAAGAACAAAGCCAAAGATTACATCTATTGGCCAGGCGCACAGAGAGAAGCAAAGTGTGATCTTCAAATTCAAAAGATATTGAACTTGACTCGCGCTAAACTGTAATCTATAATACAATCTTGCGGGTGTAACTCAGTGGTAGAGTGTTGGTTTTCCAAACCAATTGTCGAGGGTTCGATCCCCTTCTCCCGCTTTTCGCGTAGTTCGTTGTGTGATGATGACTAGACTTGTCTGTTGCAAAAGACAAGTGAGATAAAGGGTGCAAGCCCCTCGCTACGCTTTGCGAGTGTACTCAAGTGGTCAACGAGGGCAGACTGTAAATCTGCTGGCTTATGCCTACGAAGGTTCGAATCCTTCCGCTCGCATTCATGTATAATCTTAACATATCACATTTTTATTGTTTATTAAGAAAAGAACACCTTTATCAAGACAGAAATTTTAAAGGTGAATATGAAAAAGTAACTGTATTTGCGGCACAATCAAGTCCAGATAGAGCATTATTATTTACAGTAATGCTCGATAACGGCACAATTAGAAGCAGAGTACCTGTAAACAAACTCTGCACAATACCCTGTGAAGCACAACCTCTTGATTATCTGCAACTCTGGGATTGCTTTTCTATAAATTCAACTGTAATATCCTACGATTACTTAAAAGGTACAAGAGCAAAAGTAATATTCAAAGATAAAACGAGTTGTTGGGGAAATTATATGATGACATTTGATTGGTACGATAATTCATTCAGTGATGAACCCGGTCAATATAAATGCCTTCATATGATTGAACTTGATAATGGAAATTATGCGTTGCAACCAAACAACAGAATATTCTGGAAACACATGTCTTTCACTACAAAACCATTTCCAGAAAATCCTGATTATAAAGTTGACAACAAGGTTTATAGGTGCGAAGATAAAAGCGATAGATGGATTCTCGCAGGAGAAGATGATAATTATTATTACGATATAGAGCAAGATAAATAACTTTGGTATTGTTGATATTGGATAGAAATGCGAACAGCACAGGGGTTCGATTCCCCTCGGCTCCATTCGGTTAGCGGCGTGGTAGGGACACGCAGTGTTGAGAAGACTCGTACCGGCGTAAAACAGTGTTCTGTATAGAACCGGCTTCGGAGTTCACATCTGAAGTAGATTCTGACAAAGCCGGACAGAAGGTGACCTGGGTATACCAAATCCTTCCTAACCACTCTTACGGGGCTGAACTGGTTTCGACTGGCGCAAAGTATTGAAGAAGGAGATACCCGACACGGGTAACAAGTGTCGTAAATAAACAGTTGCAAATATGACTGCCAATAGAATGGCAATCGCCGCTTAAGCGGTGGGGTTTCCCGGTTTTCCCGCGACTGAAAAACCGGGTTTTTGTTTTTATACATACTACAGATTACTTTTCGTTTGAATCTTTCATGATGACATGACTTTTTGATTTTTCAAAGGAGAATGTCATGGGTACTTCACATTATTGTGAAACTTGTGCGAAGATTTGCGATGAAGCCAAAAAGAACTTAAAGAAGTTAGAAAAGAAAGTACAGATTTTAACTATAGTCTGTACTGCTAGTATCACTTTGCTTGGTGAGCAGGGTGCAAAAGCACTATATGATGCTATAACCACATTTAACAAAGTAACTGAGGTTGCAGAAAATGGGCAAAAAGAAGGTAAGCAAGAAAAAGACACAAACAAAAAAGACGAACCAAACAAACCTGGTCAAACTAAACTCGGTTTTGAAGGATGGCGTCCGTTTCGTCAAAAACATCTTTACGATACTCCAGAAAAAAATACAAGGGGTTATCAACTTAGCGACGAGTTGGCTCTGATAAAGAAACAACCAAAGGAAGAGAAGCAGCCAGAAATATCAGTTGTTGCTTCTCAATCAATCAATGTTCCGGTTGAACAAACTTTAAATTTAGTTCCATCAACTGAACAAAGATTGCCATTTCTTCCATTTCCAACCGATCCATACGCTGTATTTTTTACACCAAGCACATTACCATTCGATGTTTATAGCACAACTTTGGCGTTAGGAAACAATTATGGTTTTGGTGAGTATTATGGAATCGATACAGGATCATACATTCCTTCTACACCAAATCCAAGCACACTATCTGTGTTCGCTATTGGTTCACTAATCAACACAAGAAAGAGAATCTAATGTTCAAGAAATTACTCGCAGCAGTACTCGCTATCAGTCTATCTCCAGTTGCTAAAGGCGATTTAGTAAACGGTGGATTTGAAGATTATTCTGTATGGGGTTATGGTTTTTACTCTGGTTCTTCACCAACTGTAAATTGGGCAACAACTGCACCAGACAATTTGCTAGAGATTTGGCAAAATGGTTTCTTGGGAACTCCATCATATGAAGGAAATTCATTTGCAGAATTAAATGCAAACTATGCCTCCACTCTCTATCAAGATGTAAATGGGTTGGGAGATTTTAATCAAATAAATTGGCATTTTGCTCATCGTGGTCGAGATGGTACAGACACAATCCGTCTAACTATAACAGACTTGGGAACAGATCAGGCATGGGGTGGTGGTGATGACACCACAATCTATACTCAACAATTTTCTGCCGATAATACAGCATGGCAGGTTCACTATGGAACTATTACATCTATTGGCAATTTAACAAGATTTGCATTCGAAGCAGTTGATGCTGTTGGTGGAAATACACAAGGTAACTTTATCGATTATTGTGGTTTTGGAACAAATGTTGTAATACCGGCACCGGGTTCGGCCGCTTTAGTTGCAGTTGCTGCCATTTGTGGTTATAAAAAGAGAAGAAGATAAGTATTGAAAATATTGTAGTATCTGCTATAATAAACCCACTATGGCAAAGCGCAAGTGGGACATCATTGATATGGAAGCAGAAGCGGAGGGTAATGCTTTCCGCAAGCAAGTAACACACCAAATCGCAAAGCGTGGTATGGGTAAGCAAATCATCAAGCAACGGCGTATGCATCTTGATGGTACTTATGCCATTCAACGCAAACTCGTCAAGTGTGTGGAGAAGGAAGTATGAACTGCCAAACTTGTGGTTGTGAGATTCCAGCGGCTCGTCTAGAAGCACTACCTTACGCAACAAAGTGTGTAAAGTGTTCTGATGCTAAACCTCTGGTCGGTTTTATGGATTGGTATCACAAGACTGCACCGGAACTCGTAATGGTTGATTCCGGTGACAAAGAAAACCTACGGAGAGCGCAACGAGTCTCTAACCGAGCCCGCTGAACAAGCGGGTTTTTTTATTTAACGGTTATGGTCGTAGATAGTTTTCTATCTGTGGTGGTAAAATAAAAAGTTTTTGCCACTTTTCCAGTTTGGAGGGAGACATATGCACCGGCTGTGCCAGGGGTTCCATTTGTTATTGAAATTGATGGAACTTGTGTTATTTTATCTTTTGGATCGGTACTGGATATTGTAAAAATATATCCACTCAACGACGGATCAGACAAAACAAGTTTTAAAGTCGTATTTACTGTTGTTGGAATATCTGTTATAGCATTTCCGTCTATTGTGAATGTCTTTGAACCTTTTATGGTTTCTATTTTTACGGTTTCACTCTTAAATGATGTTTTTGGTCGTAGTGAAAGTGCTATGCTCAGATTTTCTGTTGCCAGTGTTTCACCAGTTGTAACTTCTACTGTGCTTGTTATTCCCTGTAATAAAGTTGCTGTATTTGAAGTTAAAGCCGCAGTTACATCAGAGACATTTATGTCATCACAAGTTGTGTTTTCTGTATATGATGAACTAACTGCGTTTAGTTTTTTTGCCCGTTCTGCACACAGAAAATTGTTTTGACATGGGAAACAAGTAGATGAATTATTTGCAAAAACTGTAACACAAGTTCCATAGGTCTTGTCTAGTTTTGCGGAATCTGTTTGTGGATCACCAGTAAAATACAGATTAACCAACACTGGTTGTCCTATTAA